CACGGGAGTTTTTCCGAGTTCAAGGAAAGCAACCAGCTCAAGACATACGGCAAGGCGTTTCGACTGACCCGTCAGGCCATCATCAACGACGACCTGGGAATGTTTACCCGAATTCCCAGGGCCTTTGGCGCGGCCGCCACTCGCAGGATCAATGACCTTGTGTACGCCGTGCTGACCGGAAACCAGACCATGGCCTACGACGACACAGCGCTTTTCCACGTCGACCATGGGAATCTGCTTACCGGAGCGGCGCTTTCCACTACCTCCCTGGCCGCGGGTCGTGCAGCCATGCGGATTCAGACCGGCCCCGGCGGTGCCGTTCTGAATATCACCCCGAGCTTTTTGCTGGTCCCGGCCGCGTTGGAAACCACAGCCGATGTCATCCTGCGGTCAGCCGCCCTGCCCGACGACAACAAGTCTGCCGCAGTGCACAACCCCTGGCAGAACAAGCTGACACCCGTTGTCGAGGCACGTCTCGACGCATTGTCCTCGACCGGGTGGTATCTGGCTGCCAGCCCGTCCCAGATCGACACTGTCGAGGTTATCTTTCTGGATGGTGTGCAGGCCCCTGTCATCGAGGAAACCGAGACCATGAACGTGGACGGCCGCGAATACCTGGTCCGCATCGACGTGGGCGTGCGTGCCCTGGACCATCGCGGCCTGGCAAAGAACACCGGCGTGGCGGGGTAGCACAACCGACAACCGGCCCGGGCGATGCCCGGGCCGATCCATACAGGAGAATCAATTATGGCAACTAACTTTATCCAGAAAGGCGCCCGGATGACCTACGCCAACGCCACCGGGACCGATATCTCGTCCGGCGACCTGGTGCCCATCGGCGCAACATTCGGCATCGCCGCCACCGACATCGCCAACGGCGCATCTGGTGAGGTGATCATGGAAGGGGTCTACGAGATCGACGCAGTCAATAATGCTGTCATCTCGCAAGGGAATCCCGTGTACTACGTGACTGCCACCGGCAAGGCCAGCCCCACCGCCGAGGACCAGAAGTACATCGGCATCGCCTGGGCCGCCAAGGCCGAGACCGGGACCACCGTCAAGGTCAAAATCGGTTGCGGGTATCATCCCACGGTTAACGATGTAGCATAGCCCTACCCTCCCCTAGCCGCCCGGCCGCCATCACGGGGCCGGGCATATAGAAAAATGAGACATTGGATACAACACAAACTCAATCCCCTGCACGTTTATTGTCGGCTTATGGATATGGGAGTCGGCCAGGCCAGGGCGTGGCGGATCGCCTCGCGCTGGGAGCGGGTGTATGGGATGATCTGGGGGATCGATGGCGAATGAGGAGTTGTGGACGACACTGCACGAGATCCGGGAGCGGACCGTATGCATCGAAACACAGCTGGCCGCATACACATCCCAGGTCAGCGAGCGGTGCCAGGTCCGGGCCGAGCGGATCGAAAAGGTTGAAGATCGCCTCGAGCGCTTGGAAAAAAAGGTCTGGTGCATGATCGGGGCGAGTGCGGTGCTGTCGTCAGTCGGCACCCAGCTGCTGGCGTCCATATTACGGAGTATGGGGAACTGACCATGGCAGATTTTAACCAGGCGTTTGACAGGATGTTGGCCCATGAAGGCGGCCTGCAGCTCTCCAGCGTGGAGATGGACCGGGGCGGCAGAACATTTGCCGGGATCTCGTCCAGGTACTGGCCGGACTGGCCGGGATGGGCACTGGTCAATATCGGGGCCTTTGATGATCCCTCGCTGCTCGAACTGGTCAAGGATTTTTACCGGGACGAGTTCTGGGATGCGATCCAGGGTGACGCCCTCCTGGAGCAGGAAGTTGCCGAATCCATCTTTGATTTTGCCGTCAACGCCGGGCTCACGACAGCCATTAAACGTGCTCAGGAAGTAGCCGGGGCGGACATGGACGGGGTTGCCGGGCCGCAGACGGTCCGGGCTGTCAATGCCCTGCGCACATCAGATTTTTTGCCCCGGTTCGCCCTGGCAAAAATCAGACGGTATGTCGGAATTTGTGAAAGCGACGCAACGCAAAAGAAGTTTTTACTCGGCTGGATCATCCGCGCACTGGATGGCGTCGAGATAACATGGAGGCAACATGACTGAGACACAGACGCAACCGACAAAACAACCCGATCCCTGGTATCGTTCCAAACGTACTTTTTCCGGGGCGGTCATGCTTTTGGTGATGGTCCTGGGCATTTTTGGGTATGACATCGATCAAACCATGCAGGATAACATGGTCGATATTTTAATGGCAGTGGCCGGGGCGGTGTCTGGATCGCTGGCCCTCTGGTCCAAGATCAAAGAGACCAAAGCGGATAAAAAATGATCTCCCGGATCATCGAGATATTGCATGTCATTGTCGCGCTCATCCAAAAACTTGTCCGCAAGGCCGAGGCCCGCAAGGACCAGGAAGAGATCGACCAGCTATACGACGATCCTGCTGGCTGGTTTGGCGAGCATTTTAATGCTGACGGCCGCCTGCGCGACAAAGCCGCTGCCAACCAGGCCACCGAAACCGAAGATTACGATTGAAGCCCGCCCGGACGGCGGGATCTGCCTGGACCGGGAAAATACGATCAGGCTGGGCGCGTACATTCTCAAGCTGGAACAGGGGTACAGGTGATGGCCGACATCGCCGACCGCGCATACATATCCGAGATGGGCTACCTGCAGGACTGCCTTGCTGCCGCACACGAGGCGGCCGAGGTTGCCGGGGTCAGTCTGACCCACTGCGAGATCTGCGGTGAGCGTATTCCCGAGGCTCGGCGGGTGGCCGTGCCGGGAGTTCGGTTGTGCATTGAATGTCAGGAAGAATTGGAGAGGGGGTCGTGATGTACGTCGAGCAGGTACGCGCGGACCTTGATTGCATCTATGGCGAGATCGGGAATCCGGCCACGTACAACGGGGCCGACGTGACCGTCTGCGTTTGGCGGGCAAACGGGCTGCAGGATGCCGGAGGGTTTGTGCGCGAGACAGCTTCCTGCCGGGTCCGGATCAGCGAGGTGGCGGCAATCAAAAAAGGGTCGGACACGCTGACCTACGGCGGGGCCATGTGGCTCGTGGACGATGTGGAGAGGTCGGATGCGTATGAGCATCTGCTGCTGTTGGTGCGGGAATACGCGGGGCAACTATGAATATCGATCTCAAAGAAGACGGTACCGCCGCTGTCATCGCCGACCTGAAAAAGATCACCGGACCGCTAGGCGAAAAAGCGAGTCAATCAGCCCTCAAGTCCTGCGGCTGGTACATGCAGCAGGCCCTCAAGGACGAAGGCCGTCGCGGATCATCCAGCCGGTGGGGTCGCCTCAATCCGCACACAAAGATCCTCCATCAGACCCACTCGGGCAAGTACATCAAAACCACACGCTGGAAGACCGGCAAGCGCAAGGGCCAGGTGCGTCCCAAGACATCCAGGGCAGGGAAGCCGCTCTCACGGATGGTCAATGCGCCACGGTACGTGGTTACAGGAAACGAGGTTGAAATCGGCTTTGTGGGCAACGCCCGGTCAGCGGCCGGAATGATTTCGTCCATGGCCGTGCCTGCGGGTATCAGGGTGACGCCAAAAATGCGGCGATTCTTTTTTGCCATTGGATTTCCTTTGAAAAAAGAGACTACCTGGCTCTATCGCCGCGCCCGGCCCTGGGTCAGACCTCGCTACGAAAAAGAAAAGGCCGGAATCGGCAAGCGGTACGAGGACAAATTCATCGGCGCCCTGGAGCGCTACGGAGTGAAGTTTGAGTAACCCAACGATCAACACGATTATTGTCGGCCTTGCCGAGGCTATTGGAGCGGACAGCAGCATCGCCGAGTGGGTAGCCGATCATTACGGCGACGACGCCACGCACCACGTACACATCGGCATCGACTACGACCATCCGCCCGTGCCCCAGGAAGACGGTCCGATCATCGAGATTGCGACCGGCAAGCGCAGGCGTGATCTGGATGCCCGCTGCCAGGTCCACCAGGTGCAGCTCGGGACCCTGGTCTATTCGACGGGCTACACGACCGGCACTGACTCAAACGTGCATATCTCCACGGGCGTGGGGTGGGTCAACGACCTGGCGGTGATGGTGGAGCATGCTGCTGTTAAATATTTCCACGATAACCACATCTTGTGGCACACGTCGGACGGGCTGCCTGATTCATCCGGCGGGAACACATATCGTGCGGTCTGGACGGTGGACGTCTCGGTCCGCGACGTGATTGTTTATTAAAAGGAGAACATCATGAAACTAACCCAACGAAGGGTCATCCTCGTCAAAGAGGAGACAACCCGGGACACCGACGCCACTCCCACGGCCGCAACAGATGCCATTGTGTGCAACACGGCGGCGGTCATGAAGCCGTCCGGGGAAGAAATTGCCCGGGACACCGTGCGCCCGATCTGGTCGTCCCAGGGGCATGTTGTCCACGGCGTTTTCAACACCATCGACATCGAGGTGGAGCTTGCGGGGTCCGGGACACCTGGTACCGCACCTGCATTCGGGCCGTTGCTCAAATGCTGCGCCATGTCCGAGGATGTGGAAACGGACACATCGGTCACCTATGCAAGCGCTACCCAGACTCCTGCAGCGCAAAAGACATGCACGGTTTATTGGTATGAGGACGGGGCGCTGCACAAGATGGTCGGATGTGTCGGCACGATGAATCTATCCGCGCCATCCGGCATCGGGAAGCTTTCGTTTTCCCTGCAGGGCACGTATGTTGCCCCCACGGATACGGCACTTCCGGATGCAGTGTTGTCGAGCGTTGTGCCGCCTGTTGTTGCGGGGATCAGTCTGACAATTGGGTCGTTTACCCCTGTCATCACTGCATTGTCCGTCAGTTTGGGCAACAGTATCGCCAAACGGCAGGACATCAACGATGAAAACGGCATTGCCGGGTTTGTTATCACCGGTCGCGAGGTGACCGGATCGATAGATCCTGAAGCCGCAACCTTTGCCGAGTTTAATCCCTGGGCAGCCTGGAAAGCCGGTACTACTGCGGCCATCTCCGCGACCATAGGCGACACGCCAGGCAACACCTGCGCAACCTCTCTACCGGTGTGCCAGTACCGTACGCCGAGTTACGGGGACCGCGAGGGTGTCAGGACATATGACCTG